GCTGCTCCTAATGCTTCCATTTATCAGGGTGGACAGTTTGGTCAAGCACAATTTGTTGCTGGCGAACCTGTAATGCCATCAGGCTTCGTGTTTGAAGGTGTAAGGTTCTTCGAAACAACTAACATGCCCTCCAAATCAATAACCGTTAACACAGGTGATGGTAATGGTGCCGTTTCACACGACACACCTCCAGCTCTGTTCTTCGGTCCACAAGCAATTGGTGTTGGTGTTGGTGGTCCTAATGCTCAAGTTCTCATTAACAACAATGATGACTTCAGCAGATTTATCATTCTTATCTGGCAGCTATATGCTGGATTTGCAAACTTGAATAAGGACTTCATCACAGTAGCATTCACAATTAGCGATATTTAAGGAGGATAATTAAACATGGCATCTTATAAAGCAGAAGCCGGAGCAATCTTACAGCCCGGTAATCAGATCAACCGCTTATCCTCATACAACACTGAGGGTGTGCATGGATGGCCTGGTCTCGATTTCTTTGAATTAATTGGCTTTATTAAAGTTTCTAATAAATCAGGAACAAAAGCTAACTTCAAGAGCTTCGATATCACAATTCCTTCTCCAGATCGTCGTCCTGATGATCGTGTTAGAGATGATCGTACATCTCTAGTAGTGCAGGCAAGTTCAGCAAACCCTGCTTACGTATATCAGGCTTCATTAGCAATCGCTCAGGATATTCCTGCAGGCGGTTTAGCAACATTCCCAGCTTCTCCAGTGACAGCTGATCTTAAGGGTACTAACGGAGAATTTCTTCTTCTAGGTCCTGATAATGCTGGTGCACCTCTTGGTGTTCCTTCACCACAGCAAAGTGGTTTAGCAGCTGCTTCTTCCTTACTTGATATCGGTGCTTCCGGTATTGCTCAAGGAACAGGTAACACATCAACTGATGGCACTAACGATGGTATTATTCCATTCTGGAGTGTTGTAACAGGTGGTGGTATTACTGCAGCTAACGCAGCAAACTCCATGATGTACAAAGTAAGTGCTGACACAACCTTCAAGGTTTATAATGTCAACGGTATTACTGGTACAACAGTTAATGGAGACGGAGTATTTATCTCTGATGATGATTCAGATGCAGGTAGAGCTGCATACATCCTCGCAAGAGTAAATTATGTTCGTGCATCTGCACCAGTAGGCTGGAATGATGTTCAAGGTCTAGTTGACTTTGTATCTCAAGTCGGTGGCGGTGACGCTTAATACTTAATGTATTTATAAAGGAGCCGGGCATATGCTCGGCTTTTTTATTTGCACTAAAAGTGTAGGTTGTTATTCTATTTATATAGATAAAAATTAATCAAATGTTATACAGATACAAGCCAACAGGTGCATTACTTGAAAAGGTTTCAGTTCATGGTGACGGAATTGTAATGTGTACTGATTCTCAGGATGAAGTGCATTATGTAAATGAGGTAGATTTAATTCCTCAATTGCAGGAGACTACAGAGAAAGTAAAAACTGAGGAACGTCTAACTGCTCAACTAGCATCAGAAGGTGTTAAACCTGCAACACCTACAAAGAAAGAAATTTTTCCTGTAGATACTAGAGTTAACATCAATAC